TGCTGCCACTGGTGCAACTTCAGCTATTCCAATTGGTTTAACATCTCTCAACTTAACAACACCAACATCTCCTGAGAGTCTGACCATTTCATTCAATATCCACTCAAGTCTCTTCTGTCTTGTATCAACATAAGTTGTCTTGAATATCTCGAATAAATCAGCACTCTCAGCTGCATTGAATGATCCTTCTGGAGCAACTCCAAATAATGATGGAGCAACAACTGCATGAGCCACAAGAATGTTCTGTTGAACGCTTGACTCAAGAGCATCATATCTCTTATCCAAGTCATTGCCTGTTAAATTCTCAACTCTTGGAGCTTGATCTGAGGATGGTGCAAATGTGATGATGATATCTCCTGAATTCTCAATATTGGATGCTGGTCCTTTGATTTGATTCTTGAATGACTCTGCCTCCTCTTGAGTTTCTGGAAAGCCATCCATGAAAGTGATCATAGTTCCAGACTTGAATCCATTTTGTAATTCATACATGTGGAATTTACTTATATCAACATCAGTCTGGATTGCTGTGATTCCTCCTTGATATGGTGGTTTTGGATATACTCCATGTTCTTTGCGGCCCTTCTTGGCTGGATCCTTGTAATACAATACAAATGATCCTGTCTTATTGGTCTCATCAAGAGCTGGCAATGTTCTTAGATTTGTTTTCTCAGCTGATTGCTGTTGCATTGTCCAGTCATCAGAAAGATAATACATTCTTTCATCAGATGAGATTCTGATTGCATCAATGGCAAGATACTCCCACACAGCAACCCTTGTCCCTTCTCTGTTCCAGGTACCCTTAACAGCGAATGCTCCGAATAATTCATAATCAAAAGCCAATTGCTCAACAATCTCATTCATGTTGAAATCAGAATAAGGATTGGCAATGAATCTTGCAAGCTCACCAGATACAACCTCAAGACCTCCACCAGCAATGTAGTGAGTCTTATTCTTGATGATACCTTGGTGCCAGGCTGATCCATTGTAAAGATCAACTAAAAAATAAGGATAGTCATTCTTTTTTCCCCATTTAATAAAGCCAAGCATTCTATCTTGCTCCTCAATTGGTAAAACAAAGTCCTTTCTGAATGACATTGATTCTAACTTATTCATATATATTGAATGTTATGTTTGTTGAAAATTCAATTGATGGTGAGTCAATGGTAAACACATGAGCTCTACCTTCCTCAACCAATCCATCTGATAACTCTGGATCAAGATTTGTTGTTGATGTTTGTTGATAGATTCTATATGTGTAGTATCCATCATAATCAAAGTCAAGATCAACACCATCCACAAGCAAGAATTCATCATATCTGGATGTTGCTGTGCTGATATTAGTCAGGATACAATAGTATTTTAAAAATGATTGCTCATGCTCAAATTCAAAGAGATAGTAAACTGGACTAACTGTTGTCAGTTCCGTTACTGTTACTATAAGATTTGAAGATGTATCCTTCTGTATTCTCAACATTTTTAATTAGTTTAGGTTTTTTTCTCTCGAATATATGGATCAATCCAATTGATTGGTAAAAGTCCTCTTTGCCTCTTTCAATAGTTAACCATTTCTTGAGGAAATTTGACCACTGCATTGTGCCAATGTATTTCTTTAATATTTCCATAATTCAAATATACAAAAAAAGGAGGGACACTGCCCTCCCTTCTATTAAGAGTTTAATCAATTATTAAATTGATGGAGATTGCTGTGTAAGTAGAGATGCGTAAACAGCTGGATCAACATCTGGAACTGCATCATTTTCTAATCCACCCATGATGATATCATGACCTAATCTGTCAGACTTAATAACACCAGAGCCATAAGCTGAAGCTTCAGCAATCTGAAGGCCTTCACCAAATCCTAATGCAACATAAGTCCCATCAGCTTTCTCAACTATTGCAACCACTTCGTTCTGACCTAATAAGTGAATCTCTGAACGCAATTCCTTTGTGTCTGATGCCAAGATCATTGTCAAAGTTTGCTCATACCAAAGAGTTCCGTTACCTTTGTTCACTCTGATTGGTGCAGTGTAGCTTGATAAGTTAGATTTCAACTTATATAAAAATACTTCACCAGTAACAGTTAACGCAGTAACCTCATTGTCAGCAATTGTGGATGCAGATACATTACCTAATGGAAATAATAACACTGACTTGATACCACCTTTTCCATTGGTACAAGCTCTGTCATTATATCCGCTTGTCATATTACATGCCATAAAGCTATATTTTTTTAATGTTTATAAAATAGGGAGCAGTTACCCACTCCCGTTATTAGTTATTAATTAGGAGATCCAGTTCCGTTCCAAACTCCGATTTGATTTAAGAATGGTACCTGAACACCAGCTCTAAATTTAGAACGTAGGTATATCACATCATCATCTTGAGAATACCACAAATCAAAGTTTTCAAAGTCTGAACTTAAGTCAGTTCCGAATACAAATTGAGATGCTCTACCAGTGTAGATGTTATCAAGACCATTCAATCCGTTAACTTTAACAATTCTCATGTTTGTTCCTGGAAGGATCAACTCATTCAAGTCACCAATGTTAGCTGGATTGTAGTGGAATAAGTTATCATCAACCAAGTTCTTAGTCAAGAAATTAAAGTTCTCACGACCAGTGAAACAGATAAAGTCATTAGCCTCAGCAACATTTGCTGGTGTGTTAACGAAACACTCATAGAATACATCAAATGCATTAGTTGCAGAGATTGATGCAGTTGATGATGTATTCAAGTTAACACAACCATTTGCAGTTGTTAAGAATTGACGGAATCCATTCATGAAAGCCAAGTTACCTGTACCAGTAGCTTTGTTTCCTTTCCAGATTAACTTATCCAATTCAAATGAATGTAACTGCAATAAGTAGTTGATGATTTGTTGCTCAAATGGTAAAGTCTTATCTTCAGCCATTGCACCTGGGCGAAGGCCTAATTGTGTCCAGAATCCATCAAGATCTTTTTGACAGAAAGACTTCATATATCCAAGAGTCTCAACTGCAATAGCTCTGTCAGTGAATACTGTGTCTCCAGATGGAGTCATAGTACAATCACCAGCTTGATATACAACTGAATCATCCATTAATTTCAACTCTTGAGATCCTTTGATCCCTTGTTGAATTGTTACATATTGTAATGTACGAGCTTCAGTAACTGACTTAACAATCAAGTCCTCTCTTTGCTCATCAACATAAGCTGCAAGACCAGATACATCCCAGTCAAATTTTGTGCGTAGATATTTTTTTAACGACATTTTTATTATACTTTAGAATTTTTCAAAAACATTTGTCTGGCTGTCAAGTTGCCAACTTTGCTGAACTTCTCAGCTTCTTTGGTTTCAATTGATGGTTGAGCCTTGAAAGTCTCGAAATCACTTTTCAAAGTGGTCAACTCATTAACCAAGTTTCTGTTTGTCTCTGCAATAGTCTTAGTCATTTCAGCCAATCCTTCGACAGCTTTGCTGAATGCCTCAAGCTTTGCATTTACTATTGATTCAACTTTCTCTGCACTCATTGCCTCAGCTGATGTCTCTTCGACAGCAACCTCACCAGCATCTTCATTCATTCTCTCATCAATAATCTCAGTGATGATACCTTCAGCATCAACCACAATAGATACACCAGCAAGCTCACCACTCAATGCGTGAGTTCCTTCTGGAGCTTTTATTCTTTCACCATCAACAACAACAAATACTGGCATCTTAACCTCAAGAGCATCATACTCTATCACTGTTACACCATCTGTTAATGTTGCTTGTTCAAATTTTTCCACTGACTTTGAGAATTGTGCTTTCATTTCAGCGATCAATTCCTTAATGGTATTTAATTCTTTGTTCATACTTATTATAATTTATTGTTCGAAAATCCCTAATTCTTTAAGCTTAGCCTCTGACCATCTCTTTGCAGCAAGTCCACCCCATAACAGATATGAGATAGTACCACAAGCAGAATCATCATCTGGATTATAATACTCCTCAGCTCTTGACAAATAAGAATACATCCTTTTTATCACAGCAACAGATACTGTCTGTCGATTAGCTAATGTTGTTGCTCTTAAGCGGCCAACTCTTGTTGCACATTTATTACCGTACTTTTGATTCAGCTCAATCCCTTTCTTTGCGTTATTGGTAACAGCTTCAGGATAGTCATTGTAAAATGTGATATATTCCTGGACCTTCTTAAGCTCTTGATATATGGTTGAGAATTCATGCTCCCATCCTTTGCCAGTCTCAAGCAATTGGAATACTCCCTCAATTGAGAATCCAGTGAACATTCCAGCCTTGGCTGCATCATAGACATCCTTATTTGTGACCTTATAACTGACAATCCAAGATCCATCATTCTCATCCTTGAATCTTTCTGGAGCTGTGAATCCTTTTGAGTTATCAATGATGTAGCTCATGATCATATAGATGCCATCAACCACTCTCTTGCTATCATGCTCAAGATTGACATTGTTAAAATTCTCTCTCCTGGCATAATCAAAAACAATATCCTTGATTGATGATGGTGAAAAGTTTACATAATATTCCTCACCAGTCTGAGGATCTCTTCGGAATATGGGAGTATTCGCAGATATAGCAACTCCAGTGATGACTTGCTCCTCATCATTGAATTGATAAGCAATCTTTTTGGAAAATGTTTCAAATGATTTCTCATGTGCTGGATTAGCCACAAGGCTGTTGAATGATACTGTTGTTTCTGGATCATCAAGATCAATCACAATATCATATAGTGGTAACTCTCTAAGCATAATTATTATGTATATTTGTTCGAAATGATTTTTGTTTATCCATACCATTCAAGAGCTGAATCTGATTTTGAAATCAAGCAATCAATTGCAATGGTCCTCAAACTTTATCCTGGTGTAGAGATATGGACAGTTGGCAAAGCTGTGCCAGGAATCAAAAATATTCCATGCACTCAACACAACAATATCAGAGGATGTGATGTGACCAATAGGATACTGACCTTTGCTAAGAAAATTGGAGGAGATTTCATCTATATGAACAAAGATTTTTATATCACAAAATCATGGCAATCTCATGTGGCCATAAATATGGGATCCATCATTGTGAATCCAGAGCATGCACCCCATACTCAGATTGCTCAACAGAATACTCTTGAATTCCTTAAGCATAACAATTTTACAGCTTATAATTTTGAAACCCACACACCAGTGATGATGAACAGCCAGAAGCTGATTGATCTATTTGACAATATCAACTGGCAGAATGACAATCATTTTATCAAGTCAATCTATTGTAATGTGTATCAAGCCCCATCAAAGGAAGGATTCAATTGTAAGGTATCAAATCCATCCATTGCTAAGGCTCAAGAATTCATTGCAATCCAGGGATGTTTCTCAACTGGTGATAATTTCTGGAACAAGCCTTGTGTTGAATGGATTAAAAGCTTGATTTAGCCTCTTGCAGTTGGACCTTGTTTTGAGTCCCAGTAATATCTGATTCCAATACCACTACCTTGGCAGTTGGTACTTGTGCCTGTTGACCTTGAGTTAATTGTGCCAAGTCAGTTGTTTGAGCATTGGTATTGGCAGTGAATGAACTTGCTCCAGCTCCAGCTGTACCACCGCCACCACCAGTACCTAATTGTGGAGGAGTTGGTGCAGAGCCAGCTTGATATTTCTGATTCATTACTGCTAATGCTTGAGTAATACCTATCAATGAAGCTGATGCAATCGCAGCAATACCAGTTGGAGATGGCGGAGGACCAAATTGAGCAATCCCTTTGACAATTGCACTGGCTGTATCAATAGCAATCTGAGCTAATTTAATAGCCTTATCTCTATTGAATTGAGCCTTCTTAATTTTCTCCTCTTCATTGTAAGCATTGAGTTGGATCTGATATTTTTGCTCTGCAAATTTCTTCTCAATCTCAGCTTTCTGATCAGCTGTCAATCCCTCTTGACTTAACTGAGCTTTAAGATTAGCATCAAGATTTGATAAATCAGCTTCTCTATTGGATGCAATCTTATTCAGTCTTGCTTGATCTATCTCATTGACAAATGCATTAATCTTTTTAAGTTCATCCAATCCTTTCTGAGCTCCCTCAATTGCAGCTGTTACACCCTTAAGTGATTCCTCTCTTGCTTTAATTTCATTAGCCTTGGCTTGATCAGCATATTTCTTATCAAGATCAGCACGTTTCTTTTTATATTGCTCATCCAATTTTAAACCAGCTTGATAGAATTCCTCCTCATCAATAGCATCAGCTTTGAATGCTGCCAAGTTAATTGCCTCTTGAGCTTTGTACCATTCATCCAAATCAAGTAATTCATTCTCTTGCTCAGAGTTTATGAATCTTTGGAACTTATTTCTAAGATCTTTTTTCTTAGCTTCTTGCTCTGCAATCTTATCAAGCTCGATCTGGTTGTACTTATTGACTATTGCGAGCCTATCTGTCTGCTCTTGTATTCTTAATTGATATTCAAGTTGGGCATTACCATGAGCCATCTCATATCTCTTATCATAAGACATTGAAAGCTCAAATAATTCCTTCTCTTTACCTTCCTTCATCAAATCAAGACTCAATTGAAATTGATCATCTTCTGCCTTAATTCTATCTTCATTCGCTTTCTTAGCAAGTTCAGCCAATCTATCAGCCTCTTCCTTAGCAGCCTTAAGCTTATCATCTTTGGCTTTCTTGATTCTATCTATTGCTTTCTTGTGAGATTCATTGGCTGCATCAGATCGTCTCTTCTCTTCCTCAATTTCCAAGATGGTTAAATCTTGAGCATTCTTTTTATTGTTTTTATATTGCTCATTGGCATTTTTCTTGGTATCCTTTAATGACTTCTCAAGCTTCTTAGCTCTATCACTATCAGCATCACCAGTTGCTTTGAGCAATCTAATCTCATCCTCATAAGCTTTAATTTTTTCTTTCTGCATTTGAAGAATTGCCCGACCAGATTTTAAAGCTGCTCTAAGTTTTTTCTCCTCCATCTCCTCAGTGTTCTTTCCAGCTGCCTGAGCTTTGCGAATTTCAAAGGATAAGTTTTCATCCACAGCTTGAGCTTTCTTTTTTTCAGCTACAATCTTCTTATTCATCTCCTTCTCAGTTGCATCAGTCTTGGCCTTAGCGTTAGCCTTCATCTTAGCAGTGGTCTGATCATCAATGATACCGAAATATTCAAGAGCTTTAACAACACCATATATAACACCAATTAATGGGAAGATCAGAGATATTGCAACTTTAACAACGGGACCTAATTTATTAAATGAATTATAAGCTTTTGATACTGCAGCTGAAACCTTATCAAAATTTGCAATCAATAATCCAACAGCAACCACAATGGCACCAATACCAGTTGCAATCAATGCCAATCTGAATAGTTTCATTGCTGTTGTTGCTCCTCCAGTTGATGTTGCCAGAGCTACATTGGCACCAGTTTGAGCTTGTGTTGTTGCGACATTAGCAATTGCTGGTGCAATAGATCCAGTAAGAATTAAGTTCTTAACTTTCTCAAGACCGTTTCTTATTTGCAATCCAAGGATAGACTCCTTATTCAAGTTATTAGCAATGACACTCACAGCATTAACCAATCCTTGAGCTGCCTGAAGCTTAATCATTGTCTGAGTTAATGCCTCTGACTCAACTCCAGTCAATGCCACAGCTGATTGAATACCTTGGAAGGCCGCTGCTCCAGTCTCAACTCCTTTCAATGCAGTATCAACACCAATAAAGTCAGATGACAATGCTGTTGTTTGAGCTTTCAGATCACCAATCTCATCCTTAAGACTTGCAGCGTTTCTGATTGCTTGTGCTCCAATAGGAGTCTCAGTCCCAGCTTGTGCAGCCAAATTCTGATAATCCTTCATGGTCTTGGTCAACTCCCTCATGGTAAGTCCACCAGCCTCAACTCTTGCATTGAGCTCCTGTAGTTTTTGATCAAAGGTATCTATGCCAGTATTATCTGCTGCTGTTTTTTGTGTTGCCTTGAGATCTTGATTCAAGTCATTCACAGCCGCATCCATAGCTTGGATGTCTTGCACACTGTTGCCAGTATTGACCTTAAGTGAGAATACAACTGACTTCTCTGACATTATTTAAAAGGTGTTGGTGTTGGTGTTACTTCAAATATTGTTGGTTGTCCTAATATTTGTTCAATACTTTCATCGAAAACAATATACCAAAATATCGGTGTGTCTAATTCAGCTTCATTGTAATCAATCCAATTTTGTGTAACATCATCTGGAGAAATAGGAATACCGTAATAAGCATCACAGGCTTCTCTTGCATTAATAGCTTCTTGTTCTGTATTGTATTTATACCCTGTAACTTCCATTAGTAAATTGAATAATAAGTGTTAATGTTATTTTGTATTCCTGTTCTATTACTTGATTGTTCCGAAGCCCAATCAATAGCTTCTTGTATTTTACCATTATAATAATTTGTAGCACCACCAGCTCCAATTTGAATATTGGATGAGTTACCAACTACACTTGAAACAGTTGATTTTGTTATATTATTTGTAAATGCACTTAAAGTTGTTGAATTTGCGTTCATGAAATATAAACGTTGATTATTGTCTGTTGCTTCTGAAAGTATAGTAGTAGCAGTTGCTCCATAACCATAATATGTATTAGTAGGTGTAATGTAAGGAGTGTACCATCTTGGGTTTGTATTTAATGAAAAAGGATTTTGATTAGTTGCACTTAAAGCATCAGAAATAACTGTTGCAACAGCAGTATTTTTAAAATCAATAGTAGTATAGCTTGTTTTTTGTAATAGCATTGTAGAAGCACTAAGGAACCTCATGGATGTTTTTCCATTTGATGTTTCTAAAGCACCAGCATTAACTATTCTCGGTTGTCTTGTTGCAGTTGCTTGTGTTATATTGTTTGCATTTCCACTTTGGTCATACCACGTTGTTACAAATCCATTACCAGCACCACAAAATGTTAATAATGAAGCAGTATCTAATACATTGTTAACAAAACCAAAGTCTTGTTCTGTATTGTCACTTGAACGTCTTACCCTAATACAATTTTCAGAATATGCTGTTCTTAATTTTCTAAATGAATAAGCGACAGCAGCATTTGGGTAAGTGTCAAGTAAGCCTGTGAATGCTGGTGTCGATCCTGACCTTGCTAATATTCCATGTGTTGCTAAAAACATACTATTACCGTAACCAATCATAATACCAAACAAACAGATCCAGATGTCAATGTGACACCACTAAACTTAGCACCATTAATTGCTCTGATGATTGCTCCAGCTTTTACCGCTGTCCCAGTTGCTGCAATGTAGCTTGACTTAACATCAGATCCAGCCACTTTAATTGAGCTGAATACTGTATCCTCAAGTACTACAATTGCATCATGGTTGATTGTTTTTTCCACAGTGTTATTCACTATGAATGTTCCTTGTTGTGCTGTTAGCACGCTGTTACTTATTGCCATTATTATTTATTTATGTTGTTATATCACCTGATAGATACCACTCATCAGAGGCTCTCTTGATTAAAGTTACCAATGAATATTGAGCTGATAATTTTGTCTTACCTCCAGAGCTTCTCAAAGTCACTCCAGTATCTGGCACAACAGTAACTTGACCAGCTCCATATTGAGCAATCAATATCTGAGATCCAGTTGGAAATGCCTGAGATGCATTGGTTGGAATTGTTAAGTTGACTGCTCCAGCTGTATTCATTTCAATCATCTTGCAGTTATCATCAAGCACCAATGAATAAGCAACTGATTTTGTCTCAATTGTAACATTCACAACAACAGCTCCTCTTCCACTTGGAGTGATTTCAATGTTGCCATTGTTACCATCATATATTCTGATTACTCCTTGATTAGCCGCTCCTTGATTAGTAGTTAGAATCAAATCTCCTGTGCCATTGGTTGCAATGGTTGCATTTGCATTTGAATCACCAATCCTCACAGCATCTGCATTCAATAGAATATCACCAGTGCCATTAGGCTCAATGGTTATATTACCATTCGATGTACTCACAATGCTGTTACCATTCACATCCAAGTTACCACCAAGCTGAGGTGAAATATCAAGGCTCAACTCATTAATCTCTGATCCAGTGACTTTCCTTGAGATGTATGTTGCACCACTTACTTGAGCTATCTCAATTAAATCTGTGCTTGCAATCTTAGCACTCTTGGATGTTATATCTTGTATATATATTCCCATGTTATGGATTTACGAATCTTACTTGACCATCATCTGTAATTCTTGCATCATCATCAGATGTATATCTTGCAAGTGGATCAGTGAATGGATCATAAGGTGGAGTTACTATTGTTGATTGAATACCCTCTCCTTCTATTATGCGAATCAGTTCGACAGTTGTTGGTACATTCTTACCACTTTGATAATCATTAATCTTAAGCAATCGATACACAACACCATCAATGTTGATTAAGTTCCTAAAATCAAGACTATTGATATCAGAAGGCCTCAACATAATTGAGCATGAGACTTGCTTACCGAATCTTGAGATTAATTCCTTAATGAACTTCTCATGATACAGATATAAGTTGTTGGTTGTGTATGTTGTTGTATTCCAGAATACATAATCAGGAACGCCAAAATTAAAGTCAAATGTCGGAGAGTCCAAGCTGTTGAGATGACCAACATAAGGATAGTCAGTCTCTGCATGATCTGTACCAGCCTCATCTCTATGAGTCCATGCTCCAGTTCTTAATCCACCCAACTGCACAATAAATGGCTTGCCTTTTTTCTTTTCAATCAAGCTTGTGCCATCTTCATTGAATTTTACTTGGAATGACCTTGGTACAATTAAATCAGTATATGCTCCTGGTGATGTCTCTGGAATTCTTGCAAGTAACTTCTGAGAAAATGGTAATTTAAAGTTAGTATCATTGAATGCAAATTGACTTTGACTCTGAATCAAGAATGATCCATATTGCTCTTGAACATCATCAAGATAGCGAGTATTCCAATAGTCGTCATCTTGCTCAAAATTAAAGTTATAATTCTTTGAACTAAAATTAATGGTTGGCTCAATCTTAATCTCTGAGCTTCGATCTAATTTATCACTCCAATCAATAGCATCACCACTTGCATTATAGAAATCAGCCAATGGCTCAATTTCAATTATTTTTGGATCAGCAATGGATGGCTTTACATACAAATTAAATGCTGTAAGTAATCCCTTGAAAAACTTATCACAAGTCATATCTGGAAGGAATGCATCCAAGAATACTGTGCCTCCAGATGATAGAGTTTGTGGTTGTTTTAAAATGTCAAGATTTACTGTGTTGCTTTGTATCTGGAATGATGTTGTTGCTGATGTAATAAAGTTCCTTTGAATTGAAATGCTGTTAATAAATAAACCAATCTTTATTGTAACAGAATCATTCACTAATAAATTTAACTGCCTTTGATAATCAAATGAAAATGTTAAGCTTGTTGTTGTTGATGATATTGTACCATTATAAAGAAGATCTTGAGCTATTGGAATATTATTTTTGTATATAAATATTACAACCCTATAATCACCTTTTATATTATAAGCTCCAGAACCATTACCACTGATATTGATATTTAAATCATGATCTCCATAATATTTTAAATTAAACAAGCCTTTACTTGCTGATACAAATTTCAATGGATCAGTTGTCTGAGCTTGATTCAAATTATCTTGAATAACTGTACAATCATAATTATCAGCAAATGATTTTAATGGAGTATTAATAAAACCACTTGGTATATCTGGATCAACAAAAGTTATGTAAGATCCATTAAATATATTCCCTGCAGTATTATTATCTTCAGTTGTGAATAATGAATCAGCATCACTCTGAGCCTGTGTAATGGTTGGTAAATCACCACCTGGATATGCAAGCAATAACTTCTTGAATAATTGACTCTCAAGAAAATCAGAATCCCAACTGATGCCACAATAATTAAAAGCCTTCTCAAGTATCTCATAGCAGAATACTTGTGGTGGAATATGCTCAACTCCAAAGGTGGATGCTGATGGACGCGTGAACCCGTAATCAATCAAGCCGTAGTAATAACCTCTACCAGTCCACCCCTGTGAGTCTTGGTTGCTGGATGGACTTCCATTCAATTGGATAGTTCCATTCCATGTATCTTGTTGGTTGGCATAAGTCAGAGCATGATTATATTCTGAAAAGCCAAGTTCATTTACTTTAATCTTTGCGAGTCTTGATATATAATCAATGGTATCACTTACCAAAGTTATCTCAAAGGACCAGATGCCATTCATTAATTTACAGCTCATCAACTGAGCAACACCATTGAACTCAAGCAATCCGTTCTGATAATATTGTGCCTCTGCCTTGATGCTTGGATCAAAGTCAACAAAATCTGAATCAATTGTACTGATGCTATCTGTCGCACTCAATGTATAAACACTCAGCATTAATGATGTGTTGTTTCTTGTGCCAGGTAAGGTGATAGTCTTAGAATTATTTCCTTTTCTTGCATTCAAGTCTTTAATATCACTAATATTGAATGTCAATGGAAATGGAGCATCTTGATCTATGTCAACCAACCTCCCATTTATGAATAACTCTCCAGCCATTAGTTAAGTTGTGATCTATAAGTGAATGTTCTTTCAATGCTTACTGTCTCTTGAATCAAGCCATCTCTTCTCCTATTCTTAAGAGTATATGATGAGTTTGTTACCTTTACTGGCTCAAATGCTGTGCCATTGTCCCTCTCAAGATAAACAAGTGGTGAATCATATAATGAGTTAACCAACCATTGCTGAACGTCTTGATTAATCCAGTCCGAATTCAAAACCAATTGCTCTGACTTAGTCTTGGCAAAGTCTATCTTCTGACCAGCATAAAGTGGATATGTGTAACTTGTACCATCCCAGACTCCTGGATCACGTTGATATCCGAATGATTGAACAGTTGCTGATTCAGTTGATACCAATCCAAAAGTGAATGAATCAAAGGAGCCAAGCTTATTCAACCAATGCAATCTATAAGTGTCATATCTCTTGCAATCACTATCAAGATATATCTTAAATGATTCTGTTGCTTGATCAGTCAATTCAACTTGGACAATGTAATAATAGCAGTCATCAAAATCAGCCGCAACTAATGATGTATTATCAATTAATACTTGAGGACCAACATTAATGATATTGAATTCTGTTGATGTTAAAGTTAAGCTTGCATAAGTAGTGTTATTGTTGTTGATATCGAATATGTTAACAAGTAATGTGGCAACCTCAAGACCAGTCTGCTCAAAATATCCAAGAAAGAAATTTTCATCCAATCCACACAATGCTCTTTTATTCCTTGGAAAGTAAGTCAGAAACAATGAGGATCCTGTCAGTTGTGGATCATAATCAGAATAATCCCATGAAACAAAATCAGAGTATTCAATTGATCCATTAAATGCTTTAACTGTTGAGCTGGTATCACTATCTTGAATGGTTGGTGTTGCTCCATATTTCTCATATACAATGATGTAATATTCAACCATAGAATCAGTGGCATCATACTCAAGATCAGTTGTGATTCTGATGTTGCTCAATGTACTTTGAACAGCTTCAGATACATCAATGCGACCAAGTGTATTGAATTGCCTGAATACCTCTTGAGTTATTCTCAATAAGCCATCAATGTAAATCTCAACCATAAAAGAGAAATTCACTTGAGCAGTCTGATCACTGCTAAACGTAAAAACCAACGGATTTCCAGCTGGTGAAATCAATTGAGGCTCATCATATATTGTTACTGCCATTTCTTGTAAAATTTATTTCAAACATTAATCCAGTCAACTCAGCCAAGTCATTACCAATCTTCTCAAGTACCTCATCAGTAACTACATTATCAGTGATCCTCTTTGGTCTCAATCCTCGCTGCTTGATGTTATAACTTACAGCATAAGCATGATCCATATCAAATCCTTTCCACTCGCTGATTGCCTTAGCCATATTATGACTGACTCCAGGATATCTGAATGAGAATTGACTGCCATAGTTATTGGTGCCAACAGCGTTGACTCCCTCATCAACAAATGGATAATAATCTTCTGCCTCTAATCTGAATGATAGTGTACCAGTTGGTACTGGAATAATTGAGGCTGCCAATGCTCCAGTGTTCTGAGCTACCTTCTTAGTGTAATCTCTGAATTCAGTTGCAAGTCTTGTTGATAACTCAGTTATAAATTTATCATAAACACTCTGAGGCTTCTCAGCTTCCTGAGTAGTGATACCAAAGTCCTCAAGAAAATCAAAGTCTGCCATTACTTAATATGCGTTTATGTTCGTTCTCATCCACTATTCTAAAATAGTTCATCCAGAACAATGTTGTCACATAAGGCTGTTGTGTAACCTTTGCCACACTGACTCCCATTTCTTTGGATAATCTATGGATGATAGTGGTCCAATTAAACCACTCTGAATCTTTAAGTCCTGCTCCATCATCATCATTTCCATCCTCTGCCTCGCCATCTGTATCCCTAATATAGCGAGCCTCCGCTTCTCCGATAAGTCTAAAAAAAAACTGAAAAAGTTCAAAAACTCATCCCCTGGAAAGTGTTCTAAAAACTCCTTATATCTATGATCATTAGGATTTAGCACTCTTCCTCTGTCATCTTCCTGACAGTACTCCATGCCCTTCTCAACATACATAATTGCCAATGCTTGACATGGATCTTGGCTGATATCTTCAATCAATTTCAAATCAATAATCTGACCAGTTGATACATGAGCAAAGTTTTTCTCAAGTTGATACATCTTACCATTAACCTCAATCTCTGACTTTGGATCCTGGTACTGATAGCTTACCAATAACTGGAGGAGATGATTGGCCGCACCTTGAATGCTTTCAATATCAGCTCGCTTGATCTTGTTAATTGACTCACCACTAAATAAACTCAGCAACTGACATTGGAATATTAACAATTGAGTGATGTCATCTTTCTGCTCCTTCATTGCCTCTGCCATCATTAACCATCTGGTCATCTGTACTGGGGTGCAGTTAGCTAATGTAGTTGGTAATTTTATATCAAGTTGCTTCATACTCTTAACGCCATATATCTGCCTCGGTTAGTGAATTCCTTTCTGCTATGCCAAGCCAATGCTGTTGAGATGACACCATCATCATGGAGTCCAGCTGGAGCAGAGTAACTCACATTCCTTGTGTTTGGATTGTAAATATAGGAAAAATTATCCAACTCATCTATCAACCATTGATCATTAACAATTGAGATTGATTGCTGCTCAAATGCAACAGCCAAGTCCTCAATTATGATCGGCTTTGTTTTGGATGTTGTTACAAATGGATGGATCAGATTCTTGCATCTAACCTGGAGCATCTCAAAGAACACATCACCTTGATTGTTCACCTCCACCAATGTGGTTGCATTGTATTGCTTTATCAACTCAGCCACCTTCTCAATGATCTTGCTCCACTCATCATGACGCCATCTATGAGCAGCGACCATCTGTCCATCCTGGTTGATGATAGTCAGAACAGTGTAGTCATCAGCTCTACCTATGTCAAGACCAGCATACATCTTTGCAGTCTTGGATCCAGTTCCTATGCATTCAGATACGTTCCTGAATATACCACTGGCATTGTCAATGAACTCAGCCAGATACTCTTGCCTAAAGACATAATCTGGAAGGGATCGCTTTCTTTCATCCAGCTCCCTTGGATCAATCATAGGATTGTCATAAGATGTGAAATGAAAGTAAGCATAGCGATCATCATAGTTTGGTTGCATGCACAGCTTATGGAAATGATTCTTGCCTTTTGGAGTTGATATAAATATGATCTTCTTTCCTTTGACCAGGACAGTTGCACTCAACACCTCATCCCATAACTCTGGTCTGGTGAATGCCATCTCATCAACAACCATGTAATCAAATGTATTGCCTCGGATGTTGTCTGGTCTCTCACCTGAAAAGAATTCAATGGTTGATCCAAAGCCAGTGATCATAAGATCTGATCTATTGAACGTGAACAATCCACTTGCTGATGTTGCTCTCTCCATCTCAGAGAATACCTTCTTACCTTGCTTATATACTGGAGTTACCCATGCGATTTTACAGCCTTTATCATTGATGGCCCACCATAGGAGTTGGTTGATTCCAAGCATAGTCTTTCCGAACTGCCTCCCAATATTGAGAGCATAATATTTTTCATGGCCATGGTTGATGGCATCATGAATCTCTCGCTGTTTGTCATGTGGTTTGTAGCCTTTGACTGTACTCATTCAAAATCAAACTTCTCAACATTCTTAGTCTCGAGTTGTTGCCTGTCATGCATGCCGAATTTATTCTTAGCATAGAATATACCCTTGCCTTCATTGGCTACAATGTTCTTACCAAGAGCTATGAATTCACCATCTATGTTTTTTATAGTGTGACATTTATCAGACTCTTCTCTCAACCATCTATACCATGTCCTTCTATCAATTAACTTCATTCCAAGTTTAATAGGAATCCATATCATAAGAAAGTAATCAATAGTTGGAATGTGTCTATCAGAAACAAGTACAATCTCTCCTTTATTAGAGATCATCTCTTTTTTATTATTGAGACATTCTTGGATATATTCAAAGCCAAGATCCTCAAGTTGATCTATTATCTCTTGATTATATGCCATTTAGATATAATTATTCTCTTATTATATTATTTTGTTCGATTAATTACAATACTTAACATAGAAAGTATATGGCACCACTTTAAGCTTAGCAAGCAACCAGATAAGATGCTTATATTTTTTAAAGTCATATTTATCATATAGGGCACGATCTCCCATTCTCATGTTGACCATTCTAAGAATCTTTTCAGCTCGATCTCCGAACTTAGTGAAATCAAACTCTGACTTCTTACTGAAGATCTCTCTTGCCTCTTCTTTTGAGAGCTTACCACTTCTCACTTGAGCTGATAGGTAAACAATTCGTTTGTCAATGTTGAACTTCTCTGGCAGAAGGAATGAGCCAACAAACTCAGTGTAAACATTCTCACAATGCTTGCCACCATAATCTTGCCAGTTGATTAACCGCTTCATTTCAGCCTCCATTGAATCCCTATCGAATCCATAATGAAATGGCCTCACATTCTTGATTCCAACCGCAGCATAAAACAGCTGATCTTTGAAAGTAAATAGAGGATAATTCTGAAGCTTCAATCCAGTGTACTTGTTGTATATTGACTGAATGTATTTTGCATCCATATAGGTCCATCCTTTTGGAGTTGAGCCTTCAGTTCTGAAATCATGACCATTCAGAATGTACTTTATACCATACTTGTAAGCTGTATCATACATCAACTTAGTCATTGCAATATCATTTGGAATATCAGCATCAGGAACTCCAGCCACAAGGAAGGCATCATTCAATCTATCATACTCACCCTTGTTGACAGTATATGTGATTGAGTCAACACCAAGCAACTTGACTAACTGACTCATGTTGTGAATAGCCTCTGGAGCATTCCAATGATTATCAAAGTGAATCACCAAAGGTTTAAGATTCCAATATCTCACCGCAGTGAATAACAGTGTTGAGGAATCAATCCCTCCAGATATTCCCATGATACAGTCGTAGGTCTTATCCTTACCAGCTTGCTTTATCTTTGCAATTATATGTTTAAGTTCATGAGGATTGGCTTGCAACTCAAGCTCATCATGTAAATCACAGTACTCACATTGATGCTCACCTATTGAGGCAATTGACTCATCAAATAAACAACGTGGACATTCTTTCATAGTTTAATTTATATAAAGCCATTCAGGCTCAAATTTATAAAATTCATTAACATTAACTAAATTATCATCTAATTGTTTAAACTTAGGATTGTTAATATGATTTTCAATATCTTGAATACTATTCCAGCTTAAGCAATTATCAAAGTCTTGAGTATTAGTCACACAATACTTGCCTTGCATAGAAAGTTCCATAATTGTCTGAGCTCCTCCACAATAATTATTCAAAACTAATCCAATATAGCATTGATTATATATGTCATATTTTGCTCCTTGATGCCATTGCTCTTGACTATATTGATTACCAGCAAGGATAATGTCATATTTCAATTGCAGTTCAGATATTATATCCATTCTATGATAATCATTTGATGTAGATGGACAATAAGCAAATATCTTATTGCCAGTCTTTTGTTGATAGATATTTTCTGTTATTAACAAAGGATTAGAAAATACTGTATTCACATTAAACTCTTTAAATCTTTGTTGCATTATTTTTGAGCCTGTGATATTAATTATATTATCTCTTTTAAAAATATCAAAATCATCCCACATCATTGAATCATAACCACACCATAGAATGAAAGCTTTTGAATGATGATTTTTAATTACCTCAATATCTTTATCAGAATAAACTCCAATAAATAGACATGGTTTCATTGAATCATAATATGGCTTAACATTTAATCTATTAAACCAATCAAAGTCATTAACTGATTTACTCACATAAGCCTGATCTATTCTCATAACATTTTTTTTAATTCATTAAACTCTTTATCAAGCAATCCAGATGAACACCTCTCAGATCTCAGTGAGCCATCCCAATGGTCTCTGAATTTATGCTTGTTATTCCATTTATCCGTTGAGATGGATAGCAACTGAACTGATCTATCACATTCAAGGATTCCAATATCTTGATTTGTTTTAATAGCCTTCAGCCACATGGACCAATCAAGTCCAGAGTTAAGTCTTGGATCAAATGGAGTCCAGTTAATTTTCTCCATGAATTGCCGATTAAGAAAGCGACCAATACCAATTGGCTCATTTTCTCTCACTTGATCCTTATAACCTTTCCAATGGACAAGTCTGATATAGTCAGACACATCAGCAAAGTGACAGCCAAGTTGCCCTATCACTCCAAAGTCTTTGCTGTGCTCTTTACATCTTTCAATATAGCCATCACTACACCAGTCAGATGAACCCATGAAGATCACAGCATCAGGATTGTAATTCTTTGAGGCTTGGAATCCAGCATTCCACTTTGTGCCAAGAGGATCATTACTAATTGAGATAAACTCACAATCAAATTCCTTTGCTATCTCATTAGCTTCGCTCTCATGACCTAAAACAATCGGAGTGACTCCTTGCCGCTTAAGTCTTGAGATAGTTAGTCTGACAAGAGGAAAGCGACCAAATACTGGTATTGGTGCGGTTATAATCATTGTTTAATTCCAATAAAGTGAATACGAGGCTGGAGATGCTCACCATCATTGATTGATTTTAAGAGCTTACCCATTGCATTGCGGATACAAGTTGAGCAACCAGCATTGAGCTTACCAAATCCCATTGCCTTGTACCAATCAGATAACTCTTTTTTCATGCCAGCATTAAGGCTGAATGACTTTGTCTTGTTGTATCTCTCAACTTGCTCTAATAGTTCATTACTTACTTTCATAGATCAATATTAAGTCAGACAATAGATAGGTGATGAATGCCAAGCCAACCAGATGAAAGTCAATAATCGATGATGCAATAACAGCAACCCAAAAAGATAGACAGCTCTGGCATGAGAATGGTTTAATCTCTGGAAGATTGAAGCTCTGGAGAGCTCTCGCAAATCCTATTGGCAGTAATATTATAATCAGATAAATCATTTTTAAATTGTTTAATTGCTAAGTGAATAGTATCAAGACTTATTCCAGTCTCATTTCTTATCTCTCTGTAAGTCATTCCCATCAGATGCATCTTGGTTATCTCCATCGTGAACAGCTTCTGATCATCTGAAGGAGATTGATGAAGGTAGTCATCTAATAGTCTTTGAGCTTCTGAGACTTCATACTCATCCTCAGATTTAAGGTTGAGTTCTGGAAGCTCTTCATGTGACTTGAAAAGCTTATTGAATGATGAGTCTCTCCAGTTGTATTGGTTGTATGCGTATCTTGCAAAGACTCTTGGTAAGTCTTCTGACTGGATACTGAGCTCGAATACCAAGAGATACACATGGCTGACCAAGTCCTTTGATATTGGATTCCCTCCAGTGATCTTGTTTGCGATGATATAAGCTTCAGTGTTCCAGAATTGCACATGTAAATTTATTGATTTTTAAGATACCAATTAAACCATTTGATGTAAAAGTCTTCAGAAACCTTATCACCTTTCATGAATCTCCACAGCTGAGTTGTATTCACTCCAATATCTTCAGCAATATGGATCTGTTTATATCTGTTGCTAATTCTTGACTTAGTCTCTCTGAGCATAAAGTCTTTGATGCTTTCATCAATATTTAGAAATATGTTTATTGAATTCATTTTCTTGATATTACGACAATCCAGAATGTGGCTAAAATTATGAATACAAACAATCCTATCATATCAAAGAAGAGATAAATAGTGTAATAAAATAATCCTATCCCTGATGCAATCAAGGATAGGAATAGAAACCATAAAATATACTTAAGCATTAGAATAGTTTTGATTGAATTTTATAAGCATTCAAGCTATTATAATACTTACCGTTATACTCTCTACCTCTTACATCAAAAGATATCTCAAGCTCTTCACCAATTCCATACTGATCAAGCTCTGAAATTCTATCATTCATAATTTGGAATTGCACTGATTGAGGATATTTCTCATCTTGTGTCTCAATTACAAAATCCATTACTCTAAACTTTTCAGAGATTTGTCTTGGCTCTGACTTCACTATCAGCTTACCTGTTAATTTTAAATCCATTTTATTTATTATTTAATTGATTAATATAATTATTATAATACTCAGTTGCAGCTGTAAGCTTCTCAACCATCATCTCCTCATTGATTGTATTCCTTTGATATTCCAGAACAGTGATTCTCTTTGCTGGATCAATGTGACTAACCTTGTGAATGAATCTATTGTCCCAGTCATTGAGCAATGTATCATCTGTGTCAATCATGCAATAGATTAGCTCTGCATGTGACTTATTCAAAAGCCAACAATATCCCATCAATTGCCATTCATAATCCTTGTTGATTCCTTCACCTGGTGTTGCTGGCCAAGTCTCAATAGACCAAGGTGTCTTGATGTCTATGATTGAATGATCCAGAATGATGTCAGGCTCACCTGTAAGGAATTCATTCTCAAATCTTTCTTTATTCTTGACATAGAATGTGCCTCTAACTTGATTCACAAGAGCAATTGATTCCTCTTCCCAGTCAGTCCCCTTAAGCATTGGTTTTGTTTGAAGGTGAGTTGAATATCCAAAGTAATCCTCTTTTGCTTTTGTTTTAATATAGCTCTTAGCAGTCTCTGATAAAACCTCTGACTTTGCTTTTGGCTGAGTCATGAGCTTTCCTAATGATGAAGGTCTCCATTTCATAATTGTCCCTCCTGTTCTTTTGTTAATGAATAATTAGTTTTCAATTGATCAAGAGTATATTTACCACTTGTTATAGCTTCTTTTGCTCTATCAAATTGATCTTGAGATAATGCTGGCTTCTTATTGACCACAGCTGATGCAGTATTTCCATCATCATCAACAGCTTGCAAACTCAATAATGATTGTAATGTACCTCTTCTGAAATAAGTAATTGCTCCGAGTAGTTTCTGAGGATCAGTGATGTCTGGCAACTGCATCCAAGACTCAACCATATCACCAGAATCAACATCAATAATCTGAGTAAACACAATATGATCCTTGACTGGCTGCAATAACACTAATCCATTCTCATGAAGGATAGGCTCAACTGTCTCAAGCAATGCATTGATATCAGCATAAGACTTTTTAAAATGTGGATTCGTGGCATTCTTAGCCACCTTTCCAATGTTCATCTTGGCCATGTGGAGCTTAGCCCACAATGACCTGTTAAATGGTTTATTTTCCATATCTGTTTATTTAAGATTTTACAAATGTAATAAATAATTTTCATACAAACTTACAAAAGAATCAAAATCTCTTGCAATAATATATATACCTCCAGCTTTCTCAATCATTTCTTGATATTGTTTCTGTACTTCTGACTGAACATCTCTTCCATACTTCACCTCAATCTTGACTGACCTTCCTCTGATAGTTGCTGAGATATCAGCTGTGCCTTTTGTGCCTTGTCCTGGAGTCCATTTGCCAGCAAGTTGTTTCTGATATTGCACCTCTCCAGTACCAACCTTAATCTTCTTACCTTCTCTATACTGGCCTTGTGATGAGATCCTTTCAGCTTGTCCACCATTGGCATTGATCCAGAAGATAATTGACTTAGTTAAGCTATTCGCTGAGTTATCCTTCCAATCAGTTAATGGAATAAGCTCTGGTCTCATGTTTGGATATTTGGATGTAAGTTGTTCTATCTCCAGAGCTTTCAGTTTGTCTTTGTTAATCTTGTTCATATCCATTAAATTGATTAAACTCTTCTCTTGATACTCTTCTCACATCAAACTGATTGATATTACTTGTACAATTAACGACAAAACAATGACCTTGCTCTTTTAGCTTATTAGTTATATCAAACACAATTGACTTACAAATATCCTCACCACAGTGAATAATAAAGTATTTTTTCTCCATTTTATTCTGATTTAAAAGTTTCTACTTTAATATACCCATCTCTATACTCTGTAACTATTGTTTCTTCTTTGTGATACATATCTTTCCACTCCTTCCATGTATCAAAGTCTTGTAACTTTTCTAACATCCATTTAGCACCTGCAATCCAATTGTCTGTCTTGTCTACATTTGGGTCAGCTAAATTAGCAGCAGCCTCTTCAAGTGTTTTCATTCTATTCTGATTTAAAGGTTTTGTTGTAGTATTGTTCGCTTGATGATTCACTATCCCAATTTGTAGTGCCATCAAACCAAGCCTCCATTATCTGCTCTTTCTCCATTTCTAAAAACTTGTGAAAGTTATTTACAAACTCCCTGCCTTGTTGCGTATAAATGTCAAATAAAGACGGATGCAACCTTTCTAATTCGCTAAATGCTTCTTGTAATGCTGTTTTCATTCTATTCTGATTTAAAGGTTTTGTTGTAGTAATTTTCATCTGTTGGATTTAATCCGTCAAAATAATCAGCACCAAAAATATCTCCTTGCATAAAAGCCGACATAATTTGTTGCTTTTCAATCTCTTGGGCTTTTTCAATTATTGGTTCATCCATTTGAATTGTTAAACCAGTTAGTTTATTTATTTCTTCAACCAACCATTCTACTGCTGTTTGTTTCATTTTATCTGTTTTTAAATATTACAAATCTTCCTTTATGATTCTTTCCTTTCTCCAGTTCCCATTCTTTGTATTTAGCGTATTCAGCAATCCATCTTGCAAATCTCTGAGGATTCATATCTTTATATCCATTATATTCATTCTGGAATTGGTTAAATAATTCATTATTATAATATGATAATTCAGTTGTAAATTGGTTATCTTGTGAGAAATCAAAGAAATCTTGAGATGTTGCCTGAATAAATCTCTTACTATCTGCATTGATACTGATTGACTTGGTTAATCCATTTCTCAAAAATAGCTGTAAGTTCTTAATCATGTAATTATCAAATCTCGACCAATCATCTTTGGACCATTGATCAAATAACAACTTACCATATTCTTTTAATGGTGAGTTATTAGCATTAAAATATTGATAGAATTCTATCTCATGCCTTCTCCTGTCATGTGATCCTCCAGCTCCTGATATCACATAATTGGTGGTGATAACAATCTTTGGTGATCTATTGAATGGTATAAAAACCTCATCCTTATTCTTTCTATTTACTGTGATTCCTTCAGATACAATCATGAATAATTGCTCAAAATCAAAGTTCTTTTTTACATCATCAAATGCCAGTATCTGAGTATCTAAGTTTACTCTTTGATATAAGAACTCAGACTTACTTGGATTGAATGATTTACCATCAATTTTTACTGTCTTTCTAAGATAACCAACAGCTGTAAGCATCAAAGATTTACCACTTCCACCATTAGGATTTTCATCAATCTCTTGATCATTGAATATAATTGCTTTTTGATTAGTCTTATCCTTAAAGCTATGCACTAAATAACCAAGAGTTGACTCAAGACTGGCAATTCTATTCTGGTCATTATTACTCACTTTGTGGACCAGGTCTCTGAAATCATTATCAAAGTCAACAACAAGATTGAAATCTCTATCAATGATCTGATTTTCCCAAATATAACCATCAACATCAATATAAGATAATAATTCTGTTGAATCTCTCTTTATCTTAACAACTCCATTACGATAAGGAATAAAGCTTGTATCTTCAATATCCTGAAGCATCTTAAGATAGATTGAATCAATCATATTTAAGTGATTCTCTGAGAATAGATACGTTGACTTTGAGCAGAAATTCCATACATTGATATGACCTTTATCAATTAAATAATTCAATACAAAATCTTTAATCTGATCAACTGATGACAGCTTAACCTTATTCTCAATGACTCTGACAAATGTTGGCTTTTCAGCATTCTCTGGATAGAACTTATTGAATCCATTTTTTACTAAGAATTGAGAGTATTTTAATGGCTCAATAACAACAACCTCACTATCTTTCTTTTGAATGACTGTCCAGAATATATCATCAGCATTGGTTGCATTGTCTTTGATATCATTTAGTATCTCATCAGAGATATTATGTTGTTTTTTAATTTCATCTTCATTGACTCCATTCTTAAGCTTAAGTTTTACTCTATTAATAGTTGATCTATCTTCAAAGTATTTTGAGTTAAAGCTGCTCTTTCTATATGCTGATTTTATAGTATTAAGCATCTCTTGATGGCTGAATGAACTTCCAGTAATATAGCTAGAATACAAGTGATGCTCTGCAATATCTTGACTGATTCCATAATCACATAAACAGCAAGCAATCTCAAATATAAATTGATTACGACTACCCTCAACAAACTGATTCTTAAAATCAAACTTCTCTATGAGCTCAATTATCTTAGCCTCATCATTAAGAATACAAACTGGAGGCCTCTCAATATATTGAAATCCTTTATCTTCTGATATTCCTTCAAAGACTTGACAAAATTCATTGTAATAAATATTCGGATCATAAGATTCAAAACATACTCTTGAGACATCTTGATTCTTTCTATCAAAATAATCTGACTTAAAATAATCAGCATAAGCTATGAATCTTCTCTTATGTTCAGATGCTGTTGATTTTGGTATTCTTATGACTGCCTTCCATCCTTTCCCTCCTGGTGACATAAACACAATCATCACATAAGGATCATTAATAAGACGTTGTCTCTCAGCTTCCATGATTTTATCTGTTGGATAACCATCAAAATCAAGAATACAAAGTCCAGAATGCTCAACCAATCCATTAGCGTTCCTTTCAGTGAAAGTACCATTGAACATAATTGCATAAAGTTTATTCTTTGCTTGATCATATTCTGGTTGACCTTTACTCATTGTTCTAATGATCTCAATTTTCTTGATTAAGTCATTAGTTCCTCTCCTAATTCTTTCAACTACTTCTGGAATTGATAAAGAATATGGAGTCTCTTTTGTGCTAAACAGCGATTTGAATACTGATATTTTCATATTTATGTGTTTTATACTGTGTAAAAAAAAAAAGGAGGAAAGGACACAGTAACCTTTTACAGGGCAGCTAACCGCAAACCTCCTATGCAAATTTAAATATAATTTTCAATTCTGCAAAAACGTGACAAACATTCCAAGTTTAGGACAGGTTTAAAACCACTTGTCACGCCTATAAACCTTACTGGTATTGACTTTCAGTAAAAACGTGACAGGTGGACAAGCATTTTTATTGGGATCCCCTAAAAAAATAAAAAAATTATAGGAGAGTAGAATAGGAGAGTTGGCATGTTGTCATATCCTCCAGCCATAATCTTATCCTTAATCAGCTTCAATGCAGTGGTATTATGGCAGTTCATAACATCTTGGAATATAGTATCTTGTGGTATTTCAACTGAAGGATTTAATAACTCATCACATTGATTAATATACCTCATATAAACTTTATCTCTTTTGAAATAAGCGTCATGAATTTTCAGAGCATTGATCACTGTTGCATGATTACGATTGAATAACTTACCAATTTTTGTCAGATTCCATCCTTGCTCTCTTAGTATTGAATAAAAATAAGCTCTTTGATAAACCTTATCTCTATCTCTTGATTTGGATGCCAGATCATATATCTGAATCATCTCTTTTATTTTCTCTATTTTTAACATATTCATAGTACTGTTCTATTGTGATTAATAATTCTTGTTGTTCAATCTCTTGGCTATCTTGCCATGCATCTTCTATCCAGGATAAGTCTTTCATTTTGTTAAGTAAAATTTATTAAATTTATCTTTATTGACCTGGTAACCTAATGCCTTGAATAAATCAAAGTAACGGTAAACTGTTCTATCTGAGACATCAAGATATCTTGCCATTGTTCGAAGATGCCTTGATTTTTCTTGCATCATCTGCATCAACTTGATACATCTGTACATCTTGAGCTGATTCATATTTCCTCAACTTTATATCCATGATCAATGTACCATTCAAGACTATCTGGAGCTTCTTCTGGAAAGTCAAAGTCTTGTAAGCATCCGTTAGAATCAAGATAGCAATGCCACCAGGATCCTCCTAATTCCTCAACAGAATCCTCCAGCCAAACCTTGTATTTTGGTAGCTTTGATTTATCTTCAAATATATTTACAATGATATCAATAGCAATACCTAACTCTTTTGGACTTGCTTGCTCAATTAACGCCCCTCTCCTCCATTGGTTGTGCGTCTTTAAAATTTGAATTGCTTGTTTTAAATTCATGGCTTTTCTGTTTTTTGTTTCTCAACTTTAATTATTAGTTCTGGCCACATATCCATTCTCCTGATTGCATCCTCTGGACTGTTGGCTTGAATTGTTCTCTCTTGGATTGTCCATTTGACTTCCTTTACTTTGTAAGTTACTTTGAAATTCTGCATCTCTTTTTGCTCTTAAAAAATTATCATATAAACTTGTATTGAATCTTCCTGACTTTCTCGTCCACCAGTATTCATAATAGGCTGTGCTCATAATGTTGCAGCTAAAATGGTTAATAATAACATCACTGGGATCATGATAAGGCAGATCAATCCATCTCTTTGCTCTGCATTGGCTGGTAAAAATTTTTTCATATCTGTTTTTGTTAATTGATTATAAAACAAAGTTAATATCTTTTTTCACTTATGAAATGATTTTAACATATTTTAACAAATGAAGAAATAAAAAAAGGGAATGAAATTAATCACTCCCCTTCTCTGGTTAAACCTTAAACTAAACAGATATGCATTTCAAATATAGTGATTATTTCTTTCTGAGCAACAATTTAATAAATTTTCCTATCAAGCCAGATTGCTCATTTACATCAACCTTAACCTCTCCATTATTAACTTCCACATCAACCTTCTCAGAATCGATTTTGAGGCTCTTACTGTCCTTATCCTTATGCAATTCTATATCAACCTTTGGAGTATCAACTTTGACATCTGTAATTCCATCTTTTCGAGTTATCTTAACATCAACATTTTTAGTGTCAATATTAATATTTAAATTCTTTTTTGGTCTACCTGGTTTTTTCATTATGCTTCATTTGTTGTTACTACTCCCTTTGCTGCAAGATGGACAACTCTCACAGATGCTGGTTGTGCAATCTTCCATGCTGTCCTCCTTGCTTGGCTTAATCTATCCTTTGCAATTCGAGATACACTGACTGAATTGTTCTGGTTGCCTCCTAATACATGATAATGTGTATTATCCTCACCAACATAGATCCCCACATGACCTCCTCCATTCCTGGTGAAAGTCAACACATCACCAAGCATTGGCACCTGAGCAACATTTCCAAATTTATTCCAGTTTAATGCCCACAATGGATGTTTAACAACTTGCAATCCAGATGCATGAGCACAATAGGCAACAAATAAACCACACCAAGGAATCTCATCATTGGTATAAACCTTCTCAAGTCCAAGAACTTTTGCCCAGGATAGAATGGTTGGATTGTGTTGCTTGCCAACTATCTCCTTAACACCAATGTGCTTGACTGCCTCAACCAATATCTTTGGAGCTGTTTCTTTTTTTAGCCATGCATAGCTCATATTGAATCTCTTTGGATGTAAATATACTTAATTTTTCTCTTCAATGTCAATAGGCTGTCCACGTCATGCTTAAGTATCTCAACCTTGTGATTATTCTCATCCTCAAGATCATGCAGATATTTCTCTGCCTTGATTGTGGTTGCATCTTTTTTATGTGGTTGATACTTATGTTCAGACACTGGACTGAATAATGCAAAACAACTGCTTACAATTGCCATAGCTACTAATATCTTACTCTCCATTTAGCTTCTTATTTAGTTCCTTTTGAAATAAAATATCTTGCATTAATTTTTTATCTGCCTTTCTCTCATTATCACAATCATCAATCTTTTGCTTTTGCTGTTTAATTTCTTGATCTTTAGAGTTAATCAGATATCTTCCAACAAATATAAGGATAGTCAGTAATATAAAAAAGATATAAGTGAAAGGTGATTTTGCGAATGTCTTAAAGTCTAATTTGAATATCTTCTCTTGTTCCATATTATAATATGCTAATATGTTTTATTTAGCACAAAGATGTCAGAGTAAATTGAATTGTTTGCATTGGTTGAGCTCCATTGGCCTGTAATATTCAATGTATTGCTGATGGTAGTATCAAAAGTTGTTGAGTTCACAGTATTCCAAGCGAATCCTTGCTGAGTTCCAGATGCCAATTTTAAGATGTGGAATTGTGCTAATGATACAACTGATGCAACACCAGCAGCTCCAATGGCTCTGATTGTGAATGTTACACTTAACATGAATACTTGATTTGTGATTGCTGGCATTGTCAATGGTCCTGAATCACCTAAATTGACAGAGCCAGACTTCAATCTGATTGTTAATGTGTTGTTGTTCTGAGCACTCATTATTCCTCCCATTTCAACTCTGAATGAATCACCAACTTTGAAACCATTCGCTGGCACAGATAAACTACCAACTCCACCATCAATCAAAGTCAATTCACTTGTTGTTGCTGTTATGGTTGTGCTGTTGGCTGTCTGTGCAAAGAGACCTGTGTTGGTCTGTGGTTGAGCATCATCATAGAACGCAACCCATACAGCAGCTCCATCTGTGTTATCAGTACATTCATATTTGTTCTGATTATTCATGTCATGGAATATACTTCCAACAATATACCCCATTGTAATATCATGATTGACACCTGGTGTTGTACCATTGATTGAATTGGCTCTCACAATATAACCCCCTTGATTGATAAAGTATTGAATGCCATTCTCCCATTGGTCTTGATAATTGACAGCACATTCTCTTGCTATTCCTCCATCAGCTCCATTGTCAATCCATCCTTTTGTAAGCTTAGATCCATTGTCCAAGATAAGTGAACTGTTGTCAAGATTGATATCATTGGTTGTGATGTTGCCTTCATCCGTTACAGATTGTAAATCTTGCAATTGATTAGTGACATTGATGGTTGTTGTTGCCATTATAAGTTGATGTTTATTGTGTTGTTGGTTGTTGTGCTTTGCGTAAAGCTGTCCTCAAGAGTTCCATTGACATATACCTCATAATCAGTTGTCAGATCTCCACAATTGGTTGCTGGAGGATTGCCATTCTCAAAGTCATAATCATCATAAGGAATGGAACACCAGTCATTGTAATCATAAATTGATAGTGATGCATTCATGGTCCATCCAGCTGTGACATCTGGTCCTCTATTTATGAATGGTTGAGTTGCAATATCTCCATTGATATCCATGAACTCCTCAAATCTCCATTGCTTGAATGTGATTCTGATGTCATTACAGATACTCAAGCAATCAGAATGAATCTCATTGACTTGCCTATATTCCTGAAGATTATATTTATCACAAATAGTTATTATCATATTTACATTAACAGCTTGATCAGTCATAGATCCAGGCTGTAATGTTACAACCATCAAAGGATATTGTGCAGCATCTCTGGAGATAGCATCAAGAAAATCACCTTGGAAGAATTCGTTTATCTGCCTGTGTTCTGTTGCTATTATTTCCAGCTCTTTCATTAACTGGTTTAATGTCTTTTCCATCTTTATTTAGATATGCTTTTAATTTGTCAATCTGTTTCTTTGAGAATTTCATTGTATCCAGTTTAGAGGCCTATATCCAGTCTTGTCTTTTTTTACATATTCATTGCAATGGTCAGAGCACATATCACAATATTCTGGATATTTCACCGCTTGGTCATCCATAAGGAATCCAACTAATCTCTCCTTGTAAAAATATGCATCCTTTCTTAACTGATCTCTAAGCTCGTTAACATCAGCAAGAGAATTAGCTTGAATGTTCTCATCTTGCACTCTTCCTGTTGTCTTATTAGTTAACTTCTCATTCAATAGTAATGCTGCCCTGTAATCAACGAATGCAACCAAACAAGGAATAACATAATCATTCATCAATAGCAGATAATCAGCTGTCCATGTATTGGTCTCAACTCTATCAAGCAGAGCTCTGTAAAGTGGAGTCCCAAGAGCTGGCTGAATATGCATGTCTTGACTTCTCTTGATAGCAACTGCCAAGAGTTTTGTATCTGTATTGCTGTGGATCAATCCTAATTTTTTAAGATTCTCCACTGAAAGTAGGTAGTTCATATCTTATCTTTTTACAACTAATTGCTGAATCCATTCATGTCTACACCATGGTGTTGATACTTGAGTATCTGGATTGGTATACCATCCTCCTCTGTATTTCCACACATCTCTATCAACTCGGCCAGAGATAGTGTTAATTTCATCCTTTGTGTATAATCTATTGAGACCAAGTAATCTCTCACAAAATTGTCTTGAGCCACTCTTTGCCGGTGGAACATCAAGTCTTGTTCTGTATCCATAACGAACCTCAAATCTTTCAATTGGAATATCAACCTCTCTGACCAATGACTTTCCCAAATCAGTGACCTCACCTTTGGTGATTACTTCCCATTTCATGAGCTTAGCCATTGACTTGGCAATATCCTCAATATTTGTATCAAGAGCTTTTGCAATGCCATTTGAATCTTCACCATCACCAATCAACTTCAGTACATTTTTATCAAAGTCATTCAGCTCTGCTGATATCTCTCCAATTGTTGCAAATAGTTGATCTTGCTTTGAGAATACATCAGCTGATGGAGTATCCCAAGCTATTGGAAATGTTGCAATCACATCATAATGATTAGCTGATTCACCATATTGTGCAAAATAACCAATCTCATCATCTGAGAATGTATGAACATGCTTGCAAGATGACATCTGTTGTGGAGCTGAATCTAAGCCTACAATTTTGCGAGCCTGTATCTCATCAATAGTTGGAAATGATGCCAAGACAATGCTCAATGCACTCTCACTGGTCAATAATCCCTCTTTAATCTTAGCAACCACATCAATAAGTGATGCAATCTGAGCTCCATTCAATGCACTCTTAGCAACATCAACTGGTTGCTCTGCTGTTGGTTGGTCAGTTGTTGGCTGTGCTGGAGTGACTTCAGTCGCACCAATTGGTGTAACGTCTTTTAATTTAACAACTCCAGTATCTCCTGACAGCTTAACCATATAATTAAGTATCCATTCAATTCTTTTTTGTCTTGTCTCAACATAAGTCTTTTTAAATATCTCAAAAAGATCAGCTGATTCAGCCGCATTGAATGATCCTTCTGGAGCAACTCCGAATAATGATGGAGCAACAACTGCATGAGCCACTAAAATGTTTTGCTGAACACTTGACTCAAGAGCTTCATATCTCTTATCAAGATCATTTCCAGTTAAGCTCTCAACCTTTGGAGCCTGATCTGCTGATGGTGCAAAGGTGATTATTATATCACCGCTATTCTCAATATTGGATGCTGGTCCTTTGATTTGATTCTTGAATGATTCTGCCTCTTCTTGAGTTTCTGGAAATCCATCCATGAAAGTGATTAGAGTTCCTGACTTAAATCCATTTTGTAATTCATACATATGGAATTTAGAGATGTCAACATCAGTCTGAATTGCTGTGATTCCACCTTGATATGGTGGCTTTGGATATACTCCATGCTCTTTGCGAGCTTTCTTAGCTGGATCCTTGTAATATAAAACAAACGATCCTATTTTATTGTTCTCATCAAGAGCTGGAATTGTTCTAAGATTTGTCTTCTCAGGTGATTGCTGTTGTACTGTCCAGTCATCTGATAGATAATACATTCTTTCATCTGATGATATTCTGATCGCATCAATGCCAAGATACTCCCACACAGCAACTCTGGTCCCTTCTCTATTCCAAGTACCTTTTACAGCGAATGCTCCGAATAATTCATAATCAAATGCCAATTGCTCAACTATCTCATTCATGTTGAAATCAGAGTAAGGATTAGCAATGAATCTTGCAAGCTCACCAGATACAACCTCAAGACCTCCACCAGCAATGTAGTGAGTTTTATTCTTGATGATTCCTTGATGCCAAGCTGATCCATTAAAAAGATCCACTAAAAAATAAGGATAATCATTCTTTTTTCCCCATTTAATAAAGCCAAGCATTCTATCTTGCTCCTCAATTGGCAGAACAAAGTCCTTTCTGAATGACATTGATTCTAACTTACTCATATATGTTGAATGTTATGTTTGTTGAAAATTCTGTTGATGGTGAGTCAATGGTAAATACATGAGCTCTACCTTCCTCAACCAATCCATCTGATAACTCTGGATCAAGATTTGTTGTTGATGTTTGTTGATAGATTCTGTATGTGTAATATCCATCATAATCAAAAGTTACATCCACTCCATCCTCAAGCAAAAACTCATCATATCTTGATATAGATGTACTTAAATTAGGAAGGATGCAATAGTATTTTAAAAATGATTGCTCATGCTCAAATTCAAAGAGATAGTAAACTGGACTAACTGTTGTCAGTTCCGTTACTGTTACTATCAGATTTGAAGATGTGTCCTTCTGTATTCTCAACATTTTTAATTAGTTTAGGTTTTTTTCTCTCGAATATATGGATCAATCCAATTGATTGGTAAAAGTCCTCTTTGCCTCTTTCAATAGTTAACCATTT